AATAGGTTATTAAATAGGTCGGGTCAAGTAGTATACGATGAAAAGACGCAAGAGTGTTTTGAGTAGAATATCGTTTAATGATTTGTTTGTAGAAACAACAAAGTTAGTTGCACAACGATCATCTTGTGTAAAAGCTAAACAGGCGGCTTTGTTGATCAAAGACAATAGAATAATTTCTTTCGGATACAATGGGCCACCGTCTGGCTCTTTAAATTGTATAGATGATGGTGGTGAAGAAAAGTGTGGAAAAGATTCTAATGGGTCTTGTTTTATGGGTATCCACGCAGAACAAAATGCAATAGGTTATGCAGCTCGTAACGGTATTGATACAGAGGGTTGCATAATCTATTGTACTCAAACACCTTGTATAAGTTGTGCTAAACTTGTAGTAGCTGCTGGTATCAAAAGATTTTACTATATAGATGAGTATCGTATAGGTGATGGTAAAAAGTTTTTAGAGGTATGTGGAGTGCCAGTATGGAAGATAAAAAAACAATAGTTGCAAAAATAAATGAATATATAGATTGGTTGGCAACACCCAATGAATCATTTGGTGGGTTCCCAATCTGCCCCTTTGTAGAAAAGGAAAGAGCTTCTGGTAAATTAAAATATGAAGTTTTTAAGTTAAATAAAACAAAATCTATTTTTGAGATAATAGATGAGTGGGATGAAGAAGATGAATATACGTCTATGATAATCGCACATCTGTCAGATATAAAAATGCATGAGTATAAAAACTTTCAGCATTGGGTTAATAAGGGTTTACGAAAAAGAAAGATGGGTTATATTAAAACTATTTGTTTTCACCCCGATGACACCTTTAACGTAGGTGGCGTAGCCACACGTACAAAAGCACCATACTTTCTTATTAATGTTGCATATATTGATGAATTAAATAAATCACATTTAGCCTTGACAAACACTGATTATTTTGTTAAATTTAGTAAAGAGAATTTAGAGTATCTAAAAACCACTTTACCGAAAGAAGAATAATGAATATATTTTATTTAGATCCACACCCTGCTGTAGCCGCTCAACAATGTTGTGACAAGCATGTTGTAAAGATGATACTTGAGTCAGCACAAATGCTCTCTACAGCACACCGTGTTCTTGATAAAAATGATAATGAATTGTTATATAAAGAAGCCCATAAAAATCATCCCTCTACTAAGTGGGTACGTGAGAGTCATCTAAATTATCAATGGCTATATGCTCATTTTGTTGCTCTTGGTGAAGAGTATACTGCACGTTATGGCAAAATTCATACGTCTATTACCAAACTCAAAACTATTCTTAAGTCTCCACCCAAACGTATTCCTCAAAAATTATTCTCAGAACCACCCAGTTGTATGCCCTCTGAGTATAAACAAAGCAATACAGTAGAAGCGTATCGTACTTATTATCGCAATGATAAGGCAGATTTTGCTACTTGGAAAGAGCCATCAGCTACTCCTAGTTGGTGGTAAAAAAAGCCTTGACAAAACCTAAAAGATTGTGTATATTATGTATATAACTTTTAAGAGAGGAATATATGCGAGATAAGATAGACAGCTTTACCCATTTACATTTACATTCTGCTTTTGGTAGTCTCCAAGACGGTGTGGGAAAGCCAGCAGATTACTGTGAAAAAGCAGCAAACATAGGGCAGAAAGCGTTAGCGATTACAGAGCATGGTTCATGTGCCAGTCATTTTGCTTTTCATCAAGCTGGTGAATCAACTGACACCCATATCATATATGGGAATGAATTTTACTTTACAGCAGACCATACTTTACGAGGTCTTACTGATGAAGAAAAGGATGGGCTTACACCTACAGAAATAAGAGAAGCTAACAAGCTACGACTTCGTAAGTCACATTTATTGTTACTAGCAGAAACAAATGAAGGGTTGGAGAATATATATAGGCTCAATTACCATGCGAATATGTCTGGATTTTATGGTAAGCCAACTATAGATATTCCTTTGTTGAGAAAGTATAACAAAGGTGTTATTGCAACAACTACTTGTGTAATTTCCCCTATGGCAAGAATGTTGCAAAGCAAAAAGATAGATGATATGAGTGTGTGGTTTGAAGATATGCTTGAGATATTTGGTAAGGATAGATTCTTTATTGAGTTACATCCACACGCTTTAGATATTCAGCGAGAATATAATCAAGTACTTATTGAAATGTTTAGAAAGAATTATGATGTAAAATGTTTGTTGGCAAATGATGTACATTATGTGGAACAAGATCACCATGAAACTCACAACTTCTTGTGGCGGCTTAATACTGATGGTAAGTTTGATGAAGCAGGTATAGATAAGTTACACTTTGCCACAGAAGAAGAGATGATACAAAAGTGGTATGACTCCGGTATGGGAGATCTGATTGCTGATGAGTATTTGTATGAAGGAATAGAATCTACAAAAACCATAGCTAATCGGTGTAATGCGCAGCTTGATGTTGATACCTTAAAGGAACCCAAGTTTAGTGTGCCAAGTGGATTTAATGACAGTAAAGCCTATATTTTAGACCTATTAAAAAAGGGTATGGAGAGTAAGGTAAAGAGTAATCTTATTCCCGAAGATGAAATTCCATTGTATATAGATAGGTTGAAAACAGAGTTGGATTTGATTGCAGATAAAGGTTATGTAGATTATTTTCTTATTACAAATGATTTTACACAATGGGCATATGAGAATGATATACTTATGTCACCTGGCCGTGGCAGCGCAAGTGGTTCGTTAATTTGTTGGCTATTGGGTATTACACATTTGAACCCTATAAAATATGACTTATTCTTTGAGCGGTTTATGAATCCCGAAAGAATCAAGGAGCCAGACATTGACAATGATTTTCAAGACAACCGTAGACCGGATGTTAAAAATTATGTGGCCTCCAAATGGGGCGATGCTAATATTGCTTCTGTGTGTGCCTATTCCCGTTATTCTGTTAATACTTTGTTTCGTGACTTGGCGAAAGATAAAGGCATTGACTTCAAACTTTCTAACAAGATTGCGAAAACGATTAGCGGTCATATTTCATTAAACAAAGACCTAACAACTTTTACTGATTTGATGAATAGCAATAAAGAGGTAAGAGAGTTTATATCTTCGTTAGAGTCAAAAGAAGCTGAAGATTTCATTACAACTATTGATACCTTGATCGGCAATCTCAGAAATCAAACTATCGCAGGTGGTGGTGTTATTATATCGTCACAACCATTATATGATGTGATGCCGTTACGTAAATCAAAAGAAGGTGATTTGGTTACAGAATGGCAGATTGATGAGCTAGCAAAGATGAAGTTTCTTAAGATTGATATGTTAGGTCTTTCTACTTTGTCAGTGATTATGGAAGTGATGAAAAAGGTTGACATGTCTATTGAAGATATATATACGATGCCGATTGATAGAGATTTGTTAGATGAAGAAGAACAAAAGTATTATGACAAAGCATATGATTTGTTATGCGAAGGTGATACATATGGGGTGTTTCAGTTTGGGGGAGCAAACATAACTCGTTGTTTACAGAAGATGGTACCACGAAACGTAGAAGACATTGCCGCGGTGAATGCGATCTATCGTCCTGGCGTTATTAAGTTGGGAGCTACTGAAGCGTTCCTTCGTAGAAGGAATGGTCAAGAAGAATCTACTAATGACCATCATCCGTTGTTTGATGATATTCTTAAACCAACTGAAAACATTATGATCTACCAAGAGCAATTTATTCAGATGTTTAATTTGCTTGGCCTTAATTTTGGTCAAGGCGATATTCTGAGAAAGATAGCTGAAAGTATGGATCATAAAAAGTGTAATGAGTATTTGGAAGAACACTTGTTTGCTCATCCCGACAAGATGGTTTTGTCGGTAGATGAAACACGAGCGGTAGCCAAGAAGCTGATTGACAACGCAGGTTATTTGTTTAACAAGTCTCATGCGATTAGTTATAGTATCTTAGCTTATTGGACTACTTACTTTAAGGCAAAGCATCCGGCAGAGTTTACGGAAGTAATGTTAAATGATCACTTGGGTGAGCATGAAGAGATTGCCTTAGGATTAACAATGGGGAGAAGGTTGTTAGGTGAGCCAGTAGTTAGTTTGGGTGATATAAATACTTTCTCAAAGGGTTTCTCAGTTGATAAGGAAAACATTACTATCGGTGTAAAGAATATAAAAGGTTTGGGCGATAGTGTACTAAACAAGATAGAAAAGAATAGACCTAGTGGTGGATGGTTAGACTTTACAGAGTTTTATACTGACAATATAGAGCTTAAGATGATTCCACACAATGCAATGCAAATACTTATCAAGTTGGGTTTGTTTGATGGGTTGATTCTGTGCGGAATGAAGTTAAGTAGAAAGGCGCTATGCGATATTACTGATGTGTTTAATCAATTCTCTTTGCAGACTAAGAAGAACTTTAAGGAGTTGATGGTTAAAATATTTGATGATGAAGATATTGTTTTTGACGATCTTCTTAATAGTAAGAAGGTGGGAAAGATTATGGATGTTTTTCATATTAACGTAGAAGAAGAGTATACTGAAAAGGAATTGATTGCTTTTGAGTTAGAGAACATTGGGTTTAGAGTTTCGGAAAACGCTGAGAGAATAGCGTTGATGAAACAAGTTGTTGGTAATTTAGAACTAGCCCATATATCTGATTACAACGAAGAGGAAGAAAACTCCCCACACTTCTGGACAAAGATTAGTACGGTAGAAATGTTAAAAACTAAGAAGGGAAAGCCGTATGCAAATGTTAGAGCAGAAGATGGTAGTAGTTTTAGAGTGTGGCATAACAAGCTACAGTATTGTGAAGACGATTTAATACCAGGTAAAATCATCGCTGTGAAGCTCCAATCGGATAATTTTGGTAGAAGTTTAGCATGGGATAGAAATAGTTTATTGAGTGAGGATAATCTATTAAAGTTACAAGAAGAGTTATACTAATGCAAGTTGATATTTATTATGTCAACGGAGAGATTTTATGGAGCCTTTAAAGCCAGATTTAAGAAAGTTTTCTATTGAAGAAATAGAAAGTAAGCCTGGAAGATTAGCTGCTCAAATAGTTTTAAATAGGCTTATTAAAAATGAATTTTATATGTGGTTTGTTGGAAATGTAGATGGCAACCAACTTTATACGGTCACATTAAGTAATGAAGAAAAAGCTATTGTAGCTTTTACTGATGAGTATATTGCTTACAATTATATTAATCGCCGCAGCATTATAAGGCAAATTAATAGAAGTTTTGGCCCAAAAGTGGTGTTGGTTAATATGTCGTTACAAAAAATAAGTGAAATAATGCAGAACAATATGACTGCCTCAATTTCTATGGGTCCAGATATGCTAACTCAACAATTAATAAAATCGCCTATAGAAACAGTAATAGTAAATCCTAATGATCGTGACTTTTTCATTCCACTTAATATACCTTATATTATGCAATGTTATGATGGAGTAGAAAAGGGTGATTTAATTTCATTAGATACTGATGAAGAAAATAAAGAGTTATCTATTTATGAGATTGATAAGGAATTAAAAAGATACGTTTTATGTCCGGATAATATGGGTGGTAGTATTTCGGAATCAGATGGGTTATAAAATATATGGGGTTAGCTACGAATATTTTTAAGTTGGATTATCTCCCACAAAGGTTTTTATCCAACATTAATTTAAGAATAGATGTAGCTAACCTTTTTTAATAAAGGAGTTTTTATGATTGAGCAAGTAGAAGAAATTGTAGATGTTGAAGAAGATAGGCTAAAATATAGAGTGGAATATATAAGGGAAAATTTAATACAATTATCCCAAAAATTGCGAGAGCAGATTCCACAAGGCCTTACTGATGAAGATTTAACAAAAGATGGTACCTTTAAAAATTGGGTTGTGGTTAACTCTGTTTATGATGCATCAATGAAAGATGAAAGTGATGAAGGTTTTAACAGAATGCTTTATTATCTTTATGATAAGTCTAAAGGTAATATCGCTCGTCTAGTAAGCAATTATGACATTGACATCAAGTTTAATTCTGCTGGTCAACTAGAAGATATTAAATTGATTGTATTAGAAGAAGAGGGATCTGATGAATAAGGATTCTATATCTAAAGATTTAGATGTTTTTATAAGTTTGTTAGGTGAAATAGATATGATAAAATCAGCGGTATCAGCGTTGGATAAGAGTACACATATAGCTTTATCGCAAGATGAGATTTCTACGATATTAGGTAATTCTCGTTGTTTTAATATTTTAAAGCTAATAGAAAAACTTAATGCTGATATATCCCTTCTGAATGCCTCATACCTAAACTCTGCTGAGTTAGTAACCGAAGGGATAGATGATAAAGAAAAAAAAACTAGTAGTTGGTCACAAGATATAGCTGATGGTCGTAAAAAAATAGAAGATCAACAATCATTGAAAAAGCCTGTTGATAAGGAAAAGCAATCAGAAAATGAAATTATAACAAATATGCTATCTTATTTTAGAGAAAGGTTTGAAAAAAATGAGTAATATTCTAACGCCCGATAAAGTTGATATGGCAGCAGAAGCAGAACCGCATGAAGTTTTATTTGCTATTCATAAAAGAATGGTTGATACAGAAAAATTAATGGTTGAGTATAGAAATTATTCAAAGAATCAACAGGTGGAAGTTGAAATGTTAAAGGAACGTATTGTAAAATTGGAAGAAAGAGTTAAAGAAGATGAAGATGCTTGGAAAGAAGTTATGGAAAGGGCTAAGTAATGCCATTAACCAGACAAGAAAGTATTGGATTAGGAGTTGGGGTGTTAAATATATGGGATAAATATGTTGATGCTCATTCTATGAGACAACTTGATCTGGTTATTGGACAATATGTTGATGACAATGTTATAGCTTATGTACGACAAGAAGGTGCTGACGTAGGAATAAGAGTGGTAAAGATGGAAGAATTTAAATGCCTAAGAAAAAACCAAAGTATAATAAAAATAAAGTAAAGAGGTTAAGGCAAAAGCTTAGCGATTCTCAAAAATATCCACCGATGAATAGAGCTAAAAGAGAAATGTCTAATCTAGAGCGAATGGTTGCTGATATGTTAGACGATTTAAAAATAGAATATGAAAGAGAAAAGCCTTTAAAATATATGCAGGGGTGGAGATATTATGATTTTAATTTAATAGATTATAATATACTAATAGAGGTAGATGGGGCATATTGGCATGGTGATGTAGGAAGTAAGGCAAGCTATGCAAACATGATGGCTAAAAAAAATGATCTCACTAAAAATTGGTTAGCAAAAAAAGAAGGGTATACGATGTTACGTATAAAAGAAAAAGAGTTGATTGAAGAATATAATCAAGTGAAAGAAAATATTTCCTCTCTAATTAAGGAGAATAGGAAATAAAAACCTATCAAAACCTTCTATTGGTATATTATTTAACCCACTAAGTAATAAACAAAAACTATACCAGTTGGAGAAGTTAGATGGAAGTGGCAAACGCACAACAAATAGAAAATGTTATACAGAGTAACATAAGTGTTTTGTTGGGCGAATACGGATGGATGTTTTTAGCGGCGTTGGTAATACTTTTTTTTAAAACAACAATAGAATCAGTATTAGCAGGGCTTCTTGTTTTTGTTGGCAATGATTATAATAATGATGACATTATTATTTTGGATGGTAGACCAGGCAGAATAGTTAGAGTATCAATGTGGAAGACAACTTTTTACCTTTATACTATTAAGAACGACAACAGCGGCAAAAAGTTTGTTGCTGGAGGTACTAAATTAATTGTGGAGAATGATAAGTTAAAAGATTTGAAGCTAGAAAAGCCATTAGGTAATTTTGATTTAGAAACGATGTTTAGTGATTAGGGAGAATGACATGAGTAGAAAATCCAAGATGGATAATGCTAGCAAACTAATAAATATAATTTCTGATCTTATGGAAAAACAAGAAAGACTTTTGCATCACATTGGTGATCTAGAAGAATATATTGAAGTGCTTGAAAATCTAAATGATTTTGAAGAGGGTGAAGAGTTTATTAGTTTCGCTCCCGATGAAGAGTTTAAAGAGATATTAGATAAGGGGCTAACGAAAGAACAAAAAGAAAGGCTAAGTCAAATTAAAAAAGAAAGAGAAAAACCCGAGCCACAGAGTTTACATTCTATGGATGATATATTAAGTATGTTTGATGAGAAAGATAAAGACGAAGAAAAATAATTGGTTACAAAATTGGTTACATTAAAAAAGAAGAGGTGATATAGTGCTGCCGTACATTGGTGGAAAACAGAGAATGGCTCCTTGGATACATAGTTTTATTCCAAAGGGCATAGAGACTTATGTTGAGGTTTTCGGTGGAGCTTTTTGGGTTTATATGAAAAGTGATATGGATAATCCTCTGGCAACAAAGCAACACATATATTCGGATGCGAATCCCTATATGACGAATCTTTATAGGTGCGCATCTAACCCCAAACAATTCAGCAAATTTATTGATGAGAAGAATCCTCCATTACAATCGGGAGAGAATAAAAGCCCACTTGATGAATGTCGTCAATACTTTAATCAGTGTAAAGAAGATATGTTTGCTACTACCTTTGCTATTAAAAAGCTGAGAGAGGTGTTAGAAGATAAGTCTATTGTTAAGAAAGAACGCAAAAGCTTAAATGAAACATTAGAGTTTGCACGAAAACGAAGAGTTGAAATTAATAGTCAGATAAGTGAGAAGTTTGGAGAAAAAATAAAGGCTGGTAAAAAAGATCAAATGGCTGCCATGCAGTATGTATATCTTCTTACTAATTGTTTCTCTGGTGCTTCTGCTGTTGAGGCTACTTTTACAGATGACTCAAAAAAGAACAGCTCTAAGTTTGCTGCCTTCCACAAGAAGTTAAATGATGAAGACAACATACGTAGGCTTAAAAACATTACTACTTGTGAAAATCTTTCCTTTGAGCAAGTAATAGAAAAATATGATTCCCCTCATACATATTTCTATTGCGACCCTCCCTATTGGCAAACTGAAGATTATTACAGCTTACATGGTTTTGGTAGAGAACAGCACTTTCAACTACAAGAATGTTTGCACAACATGCAAGGAATGTTTTCTTTATCTTATTATGACTTTCCAGAGCTAAGTGGAATGTACCCACCGAATGAATTTAAATGGGAAAAGAAAGAGTTTGTGAAAGCTTCTGGTGCTAAGGAAGGTCAAGCTCAAAGTATAGGTCAAGAGTTATTGATTATGAATTATTAAATAGTTTATAAACCTTACGTTTTTTCTTATAGTAGTAAAACATCTAATCGTTGGAGGCAATGCCTATGAAGACAATAATCCAATTAAATGAAACATCGTGGATTCGCCGAGTTGGCGATGATAAAGCGCAGGAGTTAGTAAAGACTGGCAACTGGGCTTATATTGGTAAGGAGAAGTGGAAAACTGAAGTTAGAGATATTGATAAAAAAGAAAAAGATGTTGATAAGAAATCTAAGAAGAAGGGAAAGAAAAATGACCAATAAGTATATAGCCGCCTCAATCATGCATTTTGAAGCAAAGAAGATAGAAGCAGAAGCTGTCTTAGATACTTATTTCCATAATTCAGTGGGTATAGGTGAACACAGCGATATTCTTGGAGAAATTAATAAGTGGGTAGGAAGGCTAGCGGAAGCAGAAGATTCTTTGCTCGCCTTAGAAAGGTATAAAGATAAGTAATATGGTTTATTGGGTTCTATCTATCTTTACTATAAGTGCCATAGTTGGTGGGTTATGGTTTTGGTATCTATATAACAAAGGAGAGCTTGTAAGTGACTACCCTTATGATGATGAAATGTGATGTTTGAGATATTAATAGCACTATTTATTATACTAACTGCGAGCCTAGGAATAGTTCTATACAAGTCAATTAATCGACTTAGCTTTTATGAAGATATGTATGGAGATATGTACGGAAGGTTTGCAACATTAGGAGATAGTATTAGAGGTGTTTTATCGCGGGAAATTTATAGTGACGATCCTGTAATAAGAGATTTTATTAATCAGTTACAAGATATAGAATACTATTTACAACAATTGGACGAGAGTTATAAATTTAACACATTAGGTGAAGGTGTAGAAGATGAGTCTTGATAAACTAAAAGATATAAGTTTATTTGAAGGTAAGAGCCTTGATGAGATATTTAATGTTATCTTTAAACAATCTCTTGAGGAAAGAGAAGAAGCTATGGCTACCTTTAAAAGATTTAGGGAAATGGTAGGTGACAGTGAAGATCTTTTTATGTCGGGAGATAAACCCCATCCGTATTTAGATTCTGCACATAAGGCTACTGAAAATCTTATCAAGATGATTACTGCCTCTCATAAACTATTAGACTTAGAATCAGAAAGCAAAGATTCTGTTAACGCAAATGATATTCTTGATCTTTTAGATAAGGAAGGAATCGCACCCAAACGGTTTATGCCTGAATCTGATGGTGAAAAAGAAAATGATCAAAAAGAAGATGATCAGAGTATTGTTGAGTTTCCACAACTCAACAAAAAAGTGTGAATGTCAAAATGTTAATGTAGCAAACATTTTCCCTTATAAAAGGAGGATATTGTATGACGAAGTTTATTGCAAAATGTGCAATTTTGTTTGCACTGCTTGTTAGTGTAACGCCAACCTTTGGTGAAACTGAAGTAGGAGTTGATCTTTTTAGTCGCCACGTATGGAGAGGTACAGCTGGATCGGATAACTTATCTGTTCAACCTACTGTTAGTGTTCCTTTTGATTCTAATATTGGTACAACCAGTATAGAATTATGGGGCCAAACCCCAATTACTACCGGTGCAACAGAGATTGATATTACTGTTTCGCAGGAAATTGGTGAGTATGCCTCTATTGGTGTTACTTCTTATTACTATGACGGCCCTTTTCTTGATGCCGACAGCCACGATATTGAAGTAGGTCTTTCTACTTCGTATGCCGGAGTTGATTTATTTGTAGGTAGATTCGTTAATGGCGATGCTGTTAAGGATGATACATACATAGAGCTTGGCTACACGTTGGATGAGTTCAACTTGTTCGTTGGTGCTGGTGATGGTGGCTATGTTGCTGAAGGTAGTGACTTTGCCCTTGTCAATGTTGGCGTAGGTGTTGAGACAGAAGCCGGTTATGGTGCTTCATTCATCTATAATCCAGATACAGAGACACCTTACTTAATCATAAGTAAGTCTTGGTAGATTGATATGGAATCCAGTGCAGAGGGGTATTTGCTAGCATTAGATGTTAGTACCTTCTGCACTGGCTATGCCATATGGAACCTTAATGAAAACAAATTAGAAACTGCAGGTCATGTAGCGTTAAAAAATAAAAAAGATATACACGAAAAAGTTAACACAATGTTTGAGGTTCTAGATACCTTAAGCGAAAATACTGATAAAATAACTGAAGTAGTAATAGAAGACATCATTACAAAGTTTATCTCTGGTAAATCCAATATAAAAACTATAATCACTCTTGCTGCATTTAACGCCATAATACAACGTAAATGTTATGAGATGTTAGGTAAGGCTCCTACTATGATGAATGTAATAAGAGCAAGAAACTTAGCTGAGTGTAAAGTGCCGCGTGGTACAAAGTCAAAAGATTTTATCCTAAGAAGAATATGCGAGCTTCATCCCGAAGTAAAAGAGCTTTTACCTTTGATGAAAACGAAGAGTGAGTTTGCTAAAGAAGCATATGATGTAAGTGATGCAATAGTAGTTGCCAGAGCAAGAGCGGCAGAAATATTTCCACCTCAAATAGAAGTAGAGTTAAGCCCACCTCCCATTATTGAAGAAGAATTATTACCTTTTTAATAAAAAAGCCTTGACATAATCATAAAAATTAGTTATATTATATGTATGTTAAAATTTTATTTGAAGGAATATAGAAGTGAATAAGATAGATATTATTTCGCAACATCTTGGAAACTATAAAACAATGGCCGGTGCAAATCATTATTTTGAATGCCCATCTTGCCATCATCATAATCACAAAATGACTATTAATATAGAGAAGTCTGTATTTAATTGTTGGCATTGTGGGATCAAAGGTAAAAGTTTTTTATATCTATTGAAATTAGCTGGCGCTACAATACTTCCCCAATATAAAAAGATTTTTAGTGAAGGTGTAAAAAAGAATATAGAAGATATAGATAATCTTTTTGGTACAGAGATAAAAGAAAAAACGTCTTCTAAATTAATATTGCCCAAGAGGTATGAAAATCTTTTTCGTAATATAGAAAAAGCTTTCTATAAGCCAGCCGTAGAGTATCTGCAAAAGAGAGGGGTGACCAAAGAAGATATTCTAAAATATGATATTCATTATAGCGTCAGTGATCAGAGAATATTATTTCCATCTTATGATAGAGAGCATGGTTTAAATTATTATGTGGCAAGAACTATTCAGCCACATGAAAGTTACAAATATAAAAATGCGGCGGCCTCCAAAAGAGATGTTATATTCAATGAGCATTTAGTTGAATGGGATAAACCTTTGTATATTGTAGAGGGAATATTTGATGCTATATTATCTCGTAAGAACGCTGTGCCGATTCTTGGAAGCAATGTAGGTAGTGGGTCATTATTGTTTAAAAGACTCTTAGAAAATAACACACACGTTATTATAGCTTTAGACGCAGACGCTAAAAAGAAAATGTTTAAAATGATTAACGAATTAGTTAAGTATAACATTCCCGTTACGTATGTGGATTGGAAGAGTGAAGAAAGAGATATAGCAGAGATGGGGTCCGATAAATTTGAAGAGATAGTAACAAGTGGAAGTGTAAAAAGTTTTACGTTTGAAGATCAAATTAAAGAAAGGTTATTTAGTTAATGCTAATAGCACATCTAAGTGATATACATATTCGGAAAACAAGAAGGCATGAAGAATACAAAATAGTTTTAGATAATTTGGTTGCTAGTTTAGAGTCACTCCCAATTGATAGAATTGTTTTAGCAGGTGATTTACTGCATAACAAAACAGATTTATCGCCTGAAGCGGTGCAGCTAGCAAGTGAGTATTTGGATAGGCTAAGTGATATTGTGCCAGTTGATTTAATACTTGGGAACCATGATTGTGTTATTAATCAACATAACAGATTAGATAGCTTATCTCCTATTGTATCTTTATTAAAGAACAATGGTAAGCCTATAAATCTGTATGAAGAAAGTGGTTTGTATGAGGTTACAGATGGATTGGTGTATGGTATTTTTGCACAACAAGATACTAAACATCAGTGGCCTATTGATTTTGATAGACAAGATGGGAAGAACTATGTAGCACTTTATCATGGTGCAATTGATGGTAGTCGCACAAGTGCAAGCCATCGTATTGAAAGCGACAATGATAAGAGTATATTTCGCAATTATGATTTTGGTATGTTGGGAGATATTCATTCACGGCAACCAATGATATTAGATGATAATGGAAAGATTAAGGTTGCATATGCAGGTTCTTTGATTCAACAGAACTTTGGTGAAGAGATAGAGAAAGGTTTTCTTCTTTGGGATTTGGATCAAAAGAAGTGTATGTTTATAGAGATTGCAAATGATTGGGGGTTTAAAACTTTTAGGTTAGATCAAGACGCTATTGATAATATAGAAAACATTGAATTTGAACTACCTACCAAGCCTTATGTACGCATTCTTCTCAACACTGATGATTACAATGTTACTACTGCCAAACACGTAGAATCAGTTATAAAAAATAAGTATAAGCCAGAGGGTTTATTTATTGAGGTTGATGTTCAATCCACAGTTGATGACCTATCTCTGTCAGGCAAGGCAGAAAATGTTACTGATTTAAAAACTCAACAAGATTTACTTAAACAATATTTTGCAAAGCGCCCCACCATTTCTGAGCAAGAAGTAAATGAAATAATTGCCATCCATAAAGATTTTTATGACACTTGCACTACTGAAGATTATGATACATACAAAGGTAGAAAGTGGGTGATACATAAAGTTTTGTTTGATAATGTGTTCTCTTATGGACCTAACAACATTATTAACTTTGATAAGATGAAGGGGTTAACAGGTATATTTTCAGCCAACGCTTCTGGTAAGTCTAGTATTCTATATACTATTTTACAAGGATTTTTCAATAGTAGCAACAGAACTGGTGGTAGAAATGTAGCTGATGTTATTCATAAGAATCAGAACGAAGGCTCTATTGAGATAGAGTTTTCGGTAGATAATCAAAAGTATGTAATTGAAAGAGTCTTCAAGAGGAATAAAAGAAATCCAAATCGTGCAAACAATAAAGTAGAACTTTATCAAATTGTGCATGGTGATAAGGTTAACATTAGTGGTGAAGCTAATGTTAGAGAAACCGAAGCAGCAATACGCAATCTGCTTGGTTCATATGAAGAACACACTATGACTACGTTTAGTCAACAGTTTGATATTACACGATTTATTGATCATGGTCAAACAAATAGAAAAGATTTGCTAGCTCGTTTCCTCGGCCTAAATGTTATTGATGATTTACAAAAGTCTATAAAAGATGAGACAGCCTCTATTCGTACCATTCTAAAAGAGTATCAACAAAATGATTATCCATCTATTCTTAGTCAGTATGAAGAAAGGTTGAAGAAAACTGCTGACAAGATAAAAGTATTGAATAAAGAGAGACAAGGTTTAGAGGAAGATGTTTCTAAGAATGAAAAAAGCAGAGATGTATTAGTTAAGTCATTGCATCCTACGTATGATGGGCTAAGGTCAATAAATTCTATTGAAAAAGATATAAATAAATCTAATAAGTCAATAGAAAAGTTAGAAGAAAGTTGGGAGACTAATCAGAAGTTAAAAGTTGATTTGATGTCTCGCCATCAACATAGGGTAGATGAGTTGTTTAAGATAAATGAAAAAGGTGTTTTTGAAGATAGAAAAAACATTTACTATAATACAGTTGAAAGTCATAATAAGCTTAAATCAGAGTATGATTTAAAAAGTCAGATGGTTAATACTTATGAAAAACAATCGTCTATTCTTAATAAGCATGATTGGTTTGAGACAAATGAAACTTGCAAAAAATGTTCATTTCTTACTGGCGCTTTCGTGGCAAGGGGGCAGTTAGTAGAAGAAAGAAAGTGGGTGGAGAATGCTTTAGCAGAGAAGAAGCGCTTGGGCGAAGAGCTTAACAAGCATTCTGATTTTCCGGAAGATGAAAAATTATATGAAAAATATCAAAAAGAAGTTGGTGAACTAAAGTCTAAATTAGAAAACTTAGAAATTGTTTTTGAAAATATAAAACTTCAGTTAGAGTTAGAAAGAAATAAGTTGTCATTTTATAAAGATGAAGAGAAGACTTACAAGGAGAACGAAAACTCTATTAAACATAATGTAGCTGTAGATGTAAAGATAAAAAATGTTGATGGTAAAATAGCTGACATAGACATTAAACTTCGCGATAACAATAATAACCATACTAAAGAAAATAGTAATCTTGGTGCTTTAAGTCAAAAGATTATGGATCTTGATGGTAATATTGAAGTGCTAAAAGAAATAGAAAAAAAGTATAGTACTCATCAATTATTGATGGATGCGTTTGGTAGCGATGGCATACCTCTAATGATTATGAATAAGGCTGTACCCTTGATTAACAATGAAATACGAAAGGTTTTGTCTAACATAACAAACTTTGAAGTTTCTCTTGAAGTTGATACCGAAGCTCACGACTTGAGTATATTTATTGATGACGGCACCTCGCGCCGTAGAGTTGAGTTGGGGTCTGGTATGGAGAAAACTTTGACAGCTTTAACAATCCGTTCTGCATTATCAAATATTAGTCTTTTACCCACTTGCAACCTCTTTGTAATTGATGAAGGCTTTGGCACCCTTGACTCTGAAAACATTAATCATATGAATCAATTGTTGTTATACCTCAAAAGTAAGTTTGAGAATGTTCTTATAATTTCTCACATTGAAAGTATGCAAGATATTACTAACAATGTTCTAAGTATTCATAAGAATGAGAGGGGGTACAGCAGCATCAAAATTTTATAGGAGAGTTAATTTGGCATCTACTATTCCCAAATTTGTAAGGCCCATTGAGTTTCAAACAGATAGCCAAAAGGAATATTATAATCTTATAGGAGATAATAAGTCACAAATAGTTTTATGTCATGGTATGGCAGGTACAGGAAAAACATATATAAGTTTACAAAAAGCAGTTGAAGACATTTTGAAGAGGGGGAATAGCTACTCAAAATTATGTATAATAAATCCTACAGTTGATGTAGGTAAAGAAGATGCGCTAGGTTTTTTGCCTGGCACTATAATGGATAAAATAACTCTATATAATGAAAGTGCTATATGGATACTTAATCAGATTATCGGAAAGGATCAAACTAAAAAGTTTATTGAAGATGGTAAGATAGAGTTTCGTGTAATAAATCATATGCGTGGGTTGAATTTAGACCGAATGTATATTATATTAGATGAGGCACAAAACATATCGCCATTACAAATAAAAACTTTATTGACTAGAATACATGATAGTAGCAAACTCTTAATACAAGGTGACTTAAGTCAATGTGATAAGTATGGTGATAATTATACGAAGAGTGGGTTTTATGATATATGGCAGCGTCTTAAAAGTATTGACGGTGTGGAGTATATGAAGTTTAGTAAAGAAGATTGTGTAAGAAGTGGAATTGTAGCAAAGATATTGCAGACATATAATTATAATGGAGACAGCATAGAATTAGAATAGAGGAGAAGTGTTATGATAAAACGAATAAGTGGATTTTTAGGTATGTTTTTGGTGATGGCTCTAGCGATGGAAAACCCATTAGTTTTTGTTAATGTACCATCATTAGTTATTGTTTTAGGTTTAACTTTTTTTGCTTTACTAGCGTCTGGAAATAAGATAGTGTCGTTACTATCTTTACTTACACGCAAGGATGTTTTGCCCGATGAACTTCACGATGCCTCCTATACTGTTTTTATGGCCGGTCGTTATAGCATGAGTGCTGGTGTAGTGGGGGTTTTGATTGGTTTGGTGTTGATGCTGGCGAATCTGGATGATCCAGCAAAGATTGGTCCGGCAATGGCTGTTTGTTTGTTAACCGCTCTTTACGGAACAATTCTTAAGTATTTTATTTATGCACCTATTCTTCATCGTATTGATGCAAAAATATCAGAATCACATAAACAAGATGATACAGAAATTTCTGATGAGGAGCAAGAATGATAGGTGTATTAACCGGATTAGCTGGTAAGCTTTTACCCGAAGCTGGTAAAATTTTAGATGAGTTAGTAACGAGTGGTGAAGAGAAAGCTGCTGCTAAACAAAAACTAGAAGAACTATTCGTAAGGGCCGAAGCAGATGCACAGAAGGAAGTAACTGAAAGATGGAACGCAGACATGAAAAGCGGCAATTGGTTAGCGGCCAACATAAGGCCGATAACCCTTATATTTCTTACTTCGGTGTTTGCTATCCTATCTGTTACAGATGGTAACATTGGAGAGTTTTCCATTGGCGATGCTTACAAACCTATCTATCAAACCCTATTACTTACCGTCTATGGTGCTTACTTTGCTGGTAGAAGTATTGAGAAGATAAAAGGTAAGAGCGGTACAGAGAAGAGTTAATGAAGAAAATTTTAGTAATTGCAATATTATTACTAACTACTATGTCGGCTCATGGTGACCATGATGAAGTTAAAACCATCATACCTATAATGTATGAAGGATGGAATTTGCTTGGTTTTTCTTTGCAACCCTATGTGGTTAATGATAGTATTGTTAGTAGTGGATATGATGCTATAATGTATGCTGCTTTAAATGATAGAGTTTGGTATTTTCATTCAACTGGATATGCAATAGCAGATAGTTTTGTGATAGGTGAGGGTTTTTGGCTGAAGTCTTTTGTAGATGCACCTCTTATACAACAAGGAAACGCATCGGAAAAAAGAATACATATTTTATATGAAGGGTGGAATATTGTTTCACCTTTAGAAGAAGAAATTCATCCATTGTTGTTAGTGTACTCTCACCAAACTATTGACTCCATTTGGGGGTGGGATCGTCATAACTATCAGTATAAGGATATGCTAGCAAGACAAGAACATCTAATGCCAGGATATGGTTATTGGATGTATACAACACATGATGATACTTTATTTTATGATGGCTTTAGTAATCAAACACCACCGCAAGCCCCTGCAAAAATTGTCGCGACACAAAGTCAAAGACAACCGCCTGACGCACCAGTGCATGTAGGAACGAAAACTTGGGGTGATGTGAAAAAAACTTTAATTGAATAAGAAAGGAGAGAAGAGGTGAGATGGTTAGGTAAAATTGTTTTTGCAGTAATAGCTTCATTTTGCCTGAGTCAAGATATTTTATATTTAACGAAGCCAAAAAAAGAAGTACCAAAGGTTAATGTAATGAAGATTGGGGCACCCCCAAATAAGAATAAAAACATAGATGATTTATTTATTAACTTTTTATTAAGGTGAGAAAGAATGACATACGTGATAGCACAACCCTGTATAGATGTAAAAGATAAGGCTTGTGTAGAGGTTTGTCCGGTTGATTGCATACACCCGATTGATGGCGAAGATGTTAATCAGTTGTTTATTGATCCCGATGAATGTATTGATTGTGGTGCTTGTGAGCCAGAATGTCCAGTAGAGGCAATCTTTACCGAAGAAGATCTACCAGAAGAGTGGGAACATTTTACTAAAATAAATGCAGATTATTTTTTAAATAGGAATTAAATATGAAAGTAACAGCTTATCTTAAAGAAACTTGTGGATGGAGTGCTGGCGTTAGGGAAGTGTTATCTAGATATAATATCCCTTACGAAACAAAACTAATTAATGACGCAACTAATTATGCTGAGATGGTTGCTAAAAGCAATCAACCCTTATCCCCTTGTGTAGAGTTTGATGGAGAGATGCTGGCTGATGTTGGTGGCTCAGAATTAGAAGATTGGTTGCAACAGCAAGGTCATTGGCAGGGAGCAATGGAGTAGGTGAAAGAAAAAGTTAACCATCCCGATCACTATAATAGTGGTAAGTATGAAGTAATGGATGTTATTGATGACGCAGGTTTTACAGAAGGTTTTTGTTTAGGTAATGCTTTAAAATACATTCTGCGAGCAAAACATAAAGAAAATTATATAGAAGATATTAAAAAAGCTCAATGGTATTTAGAGTATATAATACAAAGGAATGATGATGCAAAATAAGACAGGTTTTATAGCAAGCACGTTTGACATTTATCATCCTGGTTATGCTATGATGCTGAATGAATGTAAAGACAATTGTAACTACTTAGTGGTAGGGTTGCATGAGAATCCAGTATGGGAAAGACAAGATAAAAATAGTCCCATAATGAGTTTAAATGAGAGGTTTCTTGTATTAAAGTCTATATCATATGTAGATGAAATTGCACCATATAAGAATGAAAGCGAGCTTTTAAATTTATTGTATTTCTATAAACCTGATATTCGCTTCTTAGGCTCAGATTATGATACACCAGAAATGAAAAAGAAAATAACTGGAAGATTTTTGTGTGATGAAATTCACTATATAAATAGGTTTCACGATTATAGTTCATCGGGTATAAGAACAAAAATTTATGAAGCAGAAAAATATAAAGTAGATACTGAGACATATATAAGAGAAGAGGCTATTGTATGATGAACTTTTTTACCGAAAGTAAAGATATAGATATTGTGAGAGATGACGAGCGCAACATAGAAGTGCTGAGATACTCTTCTGGAGTAGATAGTACATTAGGTATATTGTGCGAGAATGGACCACAAGGTAGAGAGTTTCTTGCTTATACTTTAGAAGATGAGTTTAGAGAAGAGAAGGTAAGTGCTGAAACAAGAATACCAGAAGGCACCTATGATGTTAAGCTTCGCACAGAAGGTGGTTTTCATAATCGTTATATAGACAAGTTTGGTGCTGATTTCCATAAGGGAATGTTGCACGTCCAGGATGTGCCTGGCTTTGAATATATTCTTATTCACACCGGTAACAATGACGAACATACAATGGGTTGTTTATTAGTTGCGGATAGCTCTACTCA